CATATTCATTACCTTGAGGAGAATTTTAATGATCTTGCCAAGAAACTTCATAAGCTCCAACCACAAAGTGCATGATAAGTATGATCCATTAAATATCTTTGAGGACTTTACAAGACACATCAATGAGTTCAATAGAACTGATGGGAATAAGGTTACTAGATATATTAGAAAGTGGATTATAAAAAATATAAAATTCCCACTATTAAGCAATAGAATCTCTAAAGGATCTAGAAAGATTTTAAAAGAGTCTTTTAAGCATCCAGAAACTTTAGTATATCATGTATTAAGATATTCAGTATTCCTTCTTTACTTTACAATCTTATTTCAAGTAGATTTAGAGGATCTTCTTAAAACTATTTTTGAAAATAATAGAGATAGCTGTGATATAATCTTTGAATACAATGATACTAGAGAGAATGCTTTTCAGCGTATTAACAAAATCATCATTATAAACTACAATCTAAACAGTTTATATCTTCCAAATAATGAAAGATTTATAAAAACTAAACTTAGATTAGATATGGATGAGCAGTATTATACTATAGAGGAAACTGTTTATAAATGCTCTACTAAGTTAGAAACTTCCACTGCTGAAGTAGAATCTTTCAGGAGATTTAGGATAAACGAAAAGGGTCTAATTCAAAATCCTAACTATAGTTTTAGCACTAAACTCAAAGCCGAGGAATACAGTAAATATTCTGTAATGGCCGTAAATATAATGGGAATTTTAGATATCATTTTAAGATCAGTCTTAAATGTTGGAGTTACCAAACAAGTTGTAGATGATACTAGAGCATAAACTTGCTCTAGTATTATTTTTAACTTAAATTTTGGTCACATACTATAATAGTGTAAGGAGTGATTAAAAAGAACAATGAAACAAGTAGTAAGTTTTGACAATATAAAAGATACATTCGTTGAAGCTCATATTTCAGATCTTCATTTTGGAACTATAGAGCCTATAACTGAATATAAAATCTTAAATGAACAATTTTTAAACTATCTTGAAATGATGAATGTATTAGATATAGTATCTGTTAATGGGGATATATTCGACCATAAATTTATGGCCAATTCAGACGCTGTGGTGTATGCTATTTCATTTGTTCAAAGATTAGTTGATATATGTAGAAGAAAAAATGCAACCTTGATACTTATAAACGGTACTGGATCTCATGATGCTGATCAGCTCAAGATCTTTGTGCCATTTATGAATCAAGGTTGTGATTTACGAATTGTAACTCAAACTCAATTTTTATTTATCAAAGGCAAGAAGATTCTGTGTATTCCAGAGATGTATAACATGGGTGAGCCATATTACAACCAATACTTAGTCAACTCTGGATTATATGATGCTTGTTATATGCATGGTACTTTTAAAGGATCCATCTTTGGTAAAAATAAAAGGGATTTAGCATCTAATAGGGAGCCAGTATTTGATATAGAAGACTTTGGTAATTGCAAAGGTCCTATTATATCTGGCCATGTTCATGTGCATGGAGTTTATAGTAATGACTTTTATTATTGCGGTTCTCCTATAAGATACAAATTTGGTGAGGAAGAGGAAAAGGGATTCATAATTCTTCTACACAATATCAAGGAAAGAAAATATTTAGTCCATTTTGAGCCTATTAAATCTTTCCGTTATGATACTATCAATCTAGATGATATGATAGATAAAGACCCTAGGATTATAATTGATTATATCAAAGCATTATTAGCAGAGGGTATAGATCATCTTAGAATTCTTATCACCAAGAATAATCCTAGAACTATAGATCTTTTAAAGAACTTCTATAGGAGTAAGGCTAATGTAAAAATTGAAACTAACTTTGAGCAACAGAAGATACAAAAAGAGTTGCATAGTATGAATCAAAGATACCAAAAATATGATTACCTATTTGATAACAACTTATCTCCTGAACAAAAGTTAGTTCAATATATAAACCAAGAGGAAAAAAATGATTTTTGGACTGTAGAAAAGTTTGCAGACTTCATGTCTTATATTGAAAAACTTTAACTCCAAAAACATTATAATACTAATCGAACGAAAATCTAAAAATGGGAGTTTCTAGTATGACAGATTTTGACAAGAGAAATTTAAAATATCAGCCAACGAATACCAAGACTGCTAGAAAGGCCCCTCAAGCTTCTGCTGGCATTTCAGAGTATATACTGAATTCGTTTTGTCGATATGCTCTCTCTATGAATGATAATATCCGTAAGCACGGATTAACTATGCTTAATAGTTTAATTGTCAGGATCAATCCTGAAGATTTTATAAAGAATCAAAACTGTGCTATCAAGTTAAGATTCTTAAAGGCAATTCTAGATAACAGAATGCAAGGGTTAAATGATAGAGAAATGATTCTATCTAATATTAACCTTGTTATGGATATAACTAATCTAGAAAAAGACCAAGCTCTCTGTAGAGAATTATCAAATGATGAAGTAATATCTATAGAGGGTAATATCTCTATGCTGTTGACTAATACTGAAGTCGATGAGCATATTAATGTATTATTAGAAGCTATTAATAGATATCAAAATGCAGATTTTAGGGAGAAGAATCAAACGATTGATTATTTGAAATCTAGAATCAGTGATATTCAAACAGTATTTAGACGTAATGAGATTAATAAAGATTCATCTGATACATTATTCAGATTATCACAATTAGAAACAAGCGTTCCAGATATTCATAAATATGTGACAAGCCCATCATATAAACTAGTTACTGGAATGCAAGGTTTTAATGCTATGCTTGGTGGCGGATTCCAAAAAGAACGTGTTTATTCATTCTTTGGTGCATCTGGTTCTGGCAAGACTACTACTTTAGAAAATATAATGTATCAGTTATGGAAATATAATCAAGATTTTATAACACAAGACAAATCTAAAAAACCATGTATTGTATTACTAACAATGGAAAACTTAGTAGTAGAAACCGTTTGTTCTTTATATCATATCATGACTAAAGGCAAATCTATGGAAGCATGTGCTACAGCAGAGGATGCGATAAATCAATTTAAAGAATGCCAATTTGAATTCGATCCAGAAAATAAAAGGGCTGTTGAATTGGTTATCAAATATAAACCAGTAAACTCTGTAGATACGTCTTATATGTATAAGATAGTAGAAGACTTAGAGGATGAGGGTTTTGAAACTATAGCATTCTTACAAGACTACATGATGCGTATCAAACCATCTGAAAGAACAAAAGATGTTTATCAAGATTTAGGTACAGTAGTAAATGATTTTAAAACATTTGCAATCTCTAAGAAAATCCCAGTAATCACAGCATCTCAGCTGAATCGGGAAGCAATGAAAATCATTGATGAGGGAAGAAATGCTAATAAGTTAGATTCTATTAAGAAACTAGGCCGTGCAAATATTGGTGAGTCTATTAAGATTGATACTAATCTTGATGGTACCTTTATTATTGTTCCAGAATATGATAAAGAGGGTAATAGATATCTTGGTATTAAAATGACTAAGCATAGATATAAACTTCCTACTACTCATAGACTAGACTCTATCTTCCAACCATTTTACCCTAAATCTGTAGCATTAGTAGAAGATCTATTTGAACCAAAAGCAGTATTTAGAGAGTCTCTAATAAATAATGATATAGAAGAGGTAACCTCTAAATTTGGTACAACAGAGCATGTGTCTATTAATAATCCTGCTAAGAGATTAGAGGCATTGAATAAATCTGTTGATATGACTTCTGGTTCTGGATTGGTAAAGACAACTAAAAAAGATAATAGTGTATCTATGCCTACAGAAACTATGGTTGAAAGACCAGAGACTAATATCAAAGATACCAAGCTTATAGAGATGACTCCTAAATTCTCATTAGATGATGAAGAGTCTTCCCCATTTGCAAAAAATAAAAAGAAAGAGGTTGTAATATTAGTACCACCTCCTCATCTTAACAAACAAACACATTAAAGTGGTGGTATGGGAATAATCCCATACCACTATTTTTTGTTTAAGATGAAGAAGTACTAGAAGAACCAATAGATGCTGTAGAAGAATAAGATTTAGAAACAAACTTATTCACTGGAGTAATAATCTTATCTCTAGAATGTTTCTGGTTATAAGTATTCATAGCCATAGATTCTTTATTATATATGATAGATAAAGCTTTAGACAAAGCAGCTTTAGGTAATAAATACAATGTTTTGTTCGGGATTGTAAATTCATGGGTACTACAAATATTATTCAAACGTAAAATAATATAGAATAACTTAGTAGAGCCATAGATTTTATATGCAAGCATCTTAGGATTGTATTTGTACTTGTTTACCTCTTGAGGAGATAATTCAATCAAAATACATTGCTCTTTTAGATCTGTTAGATAATCATCTAATAGATTCTTTACTACGAATTCAAATCCGTCTCTAGTTTCATAATAAGAGATAGATTTATAATCTGAATTATCACTAGCAGCATTACCAGTATCTATAAACTCTTTAAGAGTATGAGTTTCAGTAATACTTAGACTAGCACTATTATAGTATATTGCCATTGGTATCTCCTATTGCTCTATTCCAATAATTTGTGGTTTAGTAATATCCCCACTTAAAAAGGTGACTATAAATCTAGTACCTACTGGGATATATTTTTTGGGATAGGTTCTTGTAACCTCTCTTGGAAGAGCTAGTTTTACTACAGCAGTTCTTCTAACCTCTCCAAAATCTAAACCATCCGTTTCTTTATTCATAAGGTTTGGAATAGATACCTGATTTCTATATAAGGCACGGCTATTATTTTGCATACCACCAGTCATTTGTAATTTGAATAGTTGTTCTCCTGGATGGAATTTATTTACATAATCGTCTAAAAGAATAGCAATTTCTGTACTAGAGTTTACGTTATGAGTACTCATATTAATTATCACCTCTTTCATTATTACAGTGTCGAGATGTAAAATCTAAAAACGTATTTGATAAAATAGTAATAGATATATTTGAAGAAAGGAAATTTTATTATGGCAAAGAAAAAAGTTAATGTGTTAGGTGGAGAGATTAATTCTTTAACAGATTTTAGAGCATCCACTTGTACTAATCCAGAATTATCTGAAAGATTCATTAATGATGTATTAAGAATCACTGGTTTAGAAGAAGACCATGAGGGATATATTGTAGATACTGAAGAGGATTTTGAAAATCCAGATTATATCGTGGTAAGAGGTAAGTTCTTACGTCATGCCAATAGAGGCATTCTTCATAAGAAAGATTTAATATTTGATCCATACAACAATCCTATCATTATGGATGAGTTATTAAAACAGTATTTACAGAAGTCTCATCCAGAGATTGTATCTGCTCAAATTATGTCTGCTAAACCAAACCAAGCTCCAAAAGTAGATACTTATGGATATATGACGTTATTATATTCTAATGGGGCTAAGATCCAAACAGATATGCATTACAAAGATTCTACTAAATATTTAGAAGCCTATATGAGATTAGAGGCTATGACCAATGGTCCAGTTAGAGAGATCTTAGGGATATATGATGCTTACGAAAAAGAATATTTCGAAGCTCTTGAAAATGAAAAGGTTAAAAAATGAGAATAGATTTTGAATTAACTGATGAACAGCAAGCCCTTATAAAAGCGGCTGTTCATTGGTATAAACACGAATCAGAATTAGTGTTTCAATACAGTGCCCCAGCAGGTGCTGGTAAATCTACAGTAATGCATTGTATCATAGATCAGTTAGGATTAAGACCAGAACAAGTAGCTCCTATGGCATACGTTGGATCTGCCGCTATTGTTATGAGATTAAATGGGTTTCATAATGCATCTACTGCGCATTCTTGGTTATATAAGTTAGAAGTAAAGAGTGAAAAAGATGGAGTTATGGGAAAAGAATATACTACTAAGAGATTCGTGTATTCCCCATTAGATCCTAATGAAATTAAACTCATATGTGTCGATGAAGCTTCTACAATACCATTGAAGATGAGACAAGAGATGGAAACAAATGGTATTAAAATATTAGCATGTGGAGATCTTAATCAGTTACCACCAGTAGCAGATAAACCTGGCTTCCTATATACTGGTAAAGTATTTAGACTATCTAAGATTATGAGACAAGCAAAGCATTCTGCTATCGTAGAGATATCTAATATGCTTATAAAAGGCATACAGCCTAGAATAGGCAACTATGGCGATGTAATGGTTATATCAAAAGATGATCTTAATGATGATATGATCAAAGCTTATAAGACAATTATCTGTGGTACCAATAAGACTAGAGACCAATTCAATGGTTATGTAAGACGCAATATCTTGAATACGTCCAGCCCAGTTCCTATAATAGGAGAAAAGGTAGTATGTAGACAGAATAACTGGAGAGTTGGAATAGATGGTATTAATCTAGCTAATGGTTTAGCTGGTACAGTTACCAACTATCCATCTATTACTGGTTATGAGGCTAAGAGCTTTATGATGGACTTTGTTCCAGATCTATTTCCAGATATTAAATTTGAAAAATTAAAATGTGATTTCAAATACTTCATATCCGATTATAGAACAAGACGTGAAATGAAGTCTATGATGAATAATAAATTCAGTTCTAAATTAGAAAAGTTTGAATTTGGTTATGCAATCACTACTCATATATCTCAAGGGTCTCAATATTTTACTGGAATTTATTTAGAAGAGCACTTACATAGAGATATCCAACGTAATCTAAATTATACTGGAATTACTAGATTTAGGAACTCTTGTGTGTATGTATTACCTGTTAGACGTATGATGATTCCTGTAAGAAAATCTGTTGTATCTTTAAACGGTCAATCTATACTATAAAGTAATATAAAGAAAAAGAGGGTCGTAATAACCCTCTTTTTTTGTTTTAAACTACACTTCAAATGTATACTATAATAGTGTAGTGTAGTTCTAATTTAACCATATAAGGAGGAATCTAGATGCCGATTTTTAGAGAACGGAAACAAATAGTACAACTATTTGACCCCACTACTAGAGAAGAAGTAATAATTGATGACAAGCCATATTTGTTATTATTCGTTCTTGCTGGTAGTGATACTACAGACGAAGGTGAGTGGTTAGCTCTCAGAGGTAGAGAGACTGTATTCCAATATCTTCTACAATCATTCATGAATTATGACTGTTTAAATAGTTACGTCATGAGTGGTAATCTCGGATTAGGTCGTGAAGTGTCCATCTATTCTTTTTTACGAATGCTAATAGAAAAACATTTCCCAGATCAAGGGTTAACAGTTGAAGAATTAGATGAATATGTAACAGATTATGCTAATCAAGATAAAGATGATAATTTCATGACTCCAAACGATCTTCAACTCTATTATTACAAAGAGATGAACTCACCGACTAAATAGTACTACTCATTAGAAATTAGTATTAGAAAGTAGGTGAAATTAAATGAGAGAAATCAAACCTCAGTTTGTAAACAAGAAAACAGATAAAAGCATGTTTTTAGATAAGATGTATGGTGGAAATCGAAATGATATCATTACTATGGATCATATTAGAAGAAACATCAAATTCTTATTTAGAGATATAGCTAGAGGATCTGTAACAAATCCTAAGTTTGAAGAAGCATTAAAATCAGATACAAGAATCCTACAATATGCATTGGATATGCTTGCATTTGATATTAGAAAAACTAATGTACTTTTAATAGCTTTAAAATCTGGAGGTCCAAACTTGTATACTCAAATTGGAGACTTTGGATTGGTGAATGAAGTTATTAATGAATATACTGCTAAGATGATTATGTATCAGCTTATGCATAATGGCATTTCTGCTTATGTTCAGACTGGCGATTTTCTTCAACTTAGAAACATAGGGATGACGTTAAACAATCAATTCAATAGAAAGTACCAATCGGTATTCTTCTAATGAATGGATATCGCTCGATATTTCATAGAACTACACTATCAAAACACTCTGTAAGAAGAATGAGACAAAGGGTAAACCTTCGAAGTAAGAAGGGACGTAATAAATTTGCAAGAAATATCATCAAATATGGCTTGTGTCTTTATGATATACCCCGTCATCCTAAATTCACGTCCTTCTTCTATTACATGAAGCATATGTGTAAAAAAGCTAATGATAAGAGCCCATTATGTAAGGTATATTTTTACAAGAACTTTATAGTTCCTGTATCAATAGATGGAGTGATTATTACTTGTTTTGAGGTCAAAGAAGATTTCAAACAAATGTTTGATGAAATAGTAGAGTACAGAAACAAATTAAAAGATTCTAAGAATATTACGGAAACTTTGCTCCAAGGATTCGTATCTCTTAATTAGGTTTACATTCAAATAAACCTAATTTTTAGAAAGCGAGGTATTCAATCTTGGAAACAGTTGACGTTGTAAAATTAAGAACTCTTTGTGAAAAAGCTGAGACTGAAGTAAGACGCGGCGATGGTTCTATTGAAAAAATGAAATTTCCTACTCATGTCGTATGCGATAACAGTTTGAATGTAATAGATTATCATAATGGAAATGTAATTTGGAATGATGCTGAAGGTTATTTCGTATATTTCCTAGTAACAAATCCTAGTACTATTCATAACTCTCCATCTGCTGGTATGAGTTTTGGTGCTAAGTCCATGGTTCCAGCTGCTATGATCTGTGTAGATTATGGCGAAATTCAAAATATTCGTTGTGAATTAAATGAAGAAGCATTTGAAGCTGTTGCTGCTGCTTTAAATATGACTCAAGATCAAATCGAATATAACAAACATCGTTTATTTGAACAAACAAATGCTGATATTGCTATTCAAAGAAAACGTATGTATGCTTATTCCAATCAAGCACATAAGAACAGTCCTGATGGTAAACGCAACTTTACTGATTTGGAAGAATATGATAAAACTGTTCATCCAGTTTCATATTAATAAAAAATTAGTATGAGTATAACACTTTTATAAACAAATGTAATTTAGTTGCATCCGAAAATTATTAATCTAAACAAATTTTTGGTTGTAAACTATAATAATGATACCAATTTGATATACCTCGTTATGAGGTATATCATCTGGGTATCGCTTTTTTCCATTTTTATCCTAGGAGGGAAAAATAATGTATAACTTTAACAACGGCTATGGCCAACAATTCAATGGAATGACTTACGGCAACAATGCTCCTCAAAATCCAACAATGTCTCAATTGTTGAGTCCTGAAGAGATGTCTGAGATCCAAAAAGCTCCTCAAGCATTCCAAACAAAACTCACTCGCGATGAGTATCTTCGTGCACTTTGTACACACAAAGATCAAAACGGTAATATTAAATTGGAAAAATTGGCAGACGGCCGTTATCACTGCCCAATTTGTAACTCCGATTTCAATTTGATCGATTTGAACTCTGCTAAAGGCGATATTGAACAAATCTGCTTGAACATGAATGATTTGTATCAATCCATCAAAACATACTTGCCTAACCCAACTAGCAGCATGCGCGATATTTACATGATGATTGCATTCTTCAACAAAATCCCACAATTATGGGGTATTGCTAAAAATGCATTTGAAAAAATCACTAACGTTAATGGTGTATTACAACCTGCTGACGAAACTAACGCATTCCAAATCTTGGGTAACATCTTTAACCAACCTGGTTTCGGTGGTCTATACCCAAATAACTTCCAAGCTGGTATCGGTAATCCAGCTATGATGTACAATGCAGCTCCAACAGCTCCTGTATATGGTGGTCAACCATTCCCACAAGCTGGTGGTATGCAAGTGCCTAATCAACCAATGCCTAATTTCCCAAGTCCAAACCCAATTGGTACTGTAGAGGCACCACAAGATTTCACTGCTAATGCTCAACCAACTTATGCAGTAAATCCTAACGTAGCAGCTGCTCCAGCCGCTAATCCTAACGTAGCTCCTGTTCCTACTCCAGATGTAGTAGAACCAGCAGCTCAACCACAAGCTTAATAAATAATAGCTTAATATTTTTTCCTCTGATGTGAATCATTCATCATCATATACAAAGTTCACAACGTACTTCTACGAGTTTCACATCAGAGGATTCTTTCTTAACAACACAACAAACACTTTAAACTACTGAATGCTAATTGCTCTAATGAAGCGAAGATGGTTAATTCCATCTTCGCTTTATTTTTTTTTATTCTTTAAAAACTGCTATAATTATATACTATAATAGTGAGAATATCTCATAAGCCCATGAGGATTATTCTCATAACGTAACTAAATTTTTTCGAAAGGAGGACTTATTATGGGATTCTATGATAACGTCATCGAACTATTCACTGGAGAAGACGAGGAAGAGACTACTTATCTACCATATGTTGAGAAAAGAAACATTGGTGAGATCAAAAAGTCTCCAGAATTTGTCGTCGACAAACTAGTAGAGGATCCAGAATTCTTAAGAGTTGTTGAAGAGTTATTCAGTACACCATCTTTCATGGTCAAACTATCTTTAGAAGGTAAAGCTGGTTTGGTTATTGAAATCCCAGTGGAGAATTTCTTTAGAGGGAGAAATTCTAAAGATGAATCTGTTATTAAAATTAACAGAGTAGGGATGTCTTTTGTTACTATGAGATCTGAAACTCAAGAAATAAAAGATGATGGCACTACAATTGAAACTAAGAAGAAGATTGAAGAGATTCAATATGATTTTAAAGGATTACCAAACAACTATCCTAAAGAAGTTGATGGTGATACGTTTAGTTTATTTGTACCATATGCTAAGATGGCATACTTTGTAGAAGTATTGATTGATAACAAGATTATCAATATCAATGCTATGCGAGTAACAACTTCAGAACCATTAGAATGCAAATCCTATAATTTCAATTCTAATAAGGAGAAGAATGAATAATGAATGAAAATGGTAATACTAAAAATGTAAAACTTAATCAACAAAAACAACAAACTGTTGAAAAGGTCTTACCAACTGTTGATGAATCTCAGACTAAGTTATGCCCACAAACAGACTTAGCAGCAACAGAATTATTTAATGTGACTAACGACTTAGTTAAGTCTCTTGCAAAAACAGCTGCAGAAGAATTCGAACTACGTTCTGAATTGAAGCAGCTATTATCTCGTTATTTACGAGATAATGATTATGGTAGATATAGAGATGACATCGGGGAATTTATTACAAAAAGAATTCAGTAATCTCTATTCTATATATTATTTTATATCTTATCGAGATCAATTAAATTGAGAAGGGGTTTAAGATGAGAAAAGAAACAATCCTGACAGCTGCAGTACTTGCAGCACTATCTGCAAACGCATATGCCGCAGAAATTACATTAGAAAACAATCATACTGCTGGTTCTAATTACAACTTAGTATCTAGTGCTGGTAATATCAAATTGGATACTGATAATGGTCCAACTACTAATAACCTAATCTTAGGTGGCTGGTCTAAATATACTGGCAATAGCATCTATAACATTTTCTCTGGTACTGAAATCGCTCCAGAAAATCGCAACGTTGAAAACATTGCTATTGGTGATGTAGTAAAAATTAAGGATTCCGATTATGGTTTGATGATTGGTAATCATATCTCCAATGAAAATGATGCTGATTCTATTAAGAAATATGGCCGTCGTTCCACAATGATCAAAGGCGATCATATTACGGTAAAAAATTCCCCACATGCTACCGTTCTAGGACAAGATAGCACTGTAACTAATTCTTATGGTGCATTTGTTCATGGCAAAGATAATGTTGTAGAAAATGCTACATGGTCTGTTGTTATGGGTCAAGGTGCATCTGCTAAATTGACTACTCCTGAAAAAGGCGGTTCTGTAGTTATTGGTCAAAAAGCTAATACTAACAGTAATTTTACAATCGCTTTAGGTGCTAGTGCTGCTGCTAAAAACTATGCAGCTACTGCTATCGGTGGTGGTTCTACAGCTACTGGTAAATACTCTTTGGCTATGGCTCAAGCTGATTCTAATGGTTATGGCAGTATCGGTATTGGTATGAATGCTGTAGCAGATAAAGAAGATTCTGTTAGCTTGGGTGTTAAATCTAAAGCTATGGGTGAACGTGCTACTGCTATTGGTAAAAATGCTAATGCTGCAACAACTGATACAATTTCTATTGGTTCCTGCTCTGGTGCAACAGGTGTAGATGGGACTGCTATTGGGCATTGTGCTAAAGCAGAAGGAACATCTTCTATTGCTATGGGTACAACATCTAAAGCTAAAGCAGAAGATTCTGTAGCTATTGGTCATTTAGCAGTTGCTCATAGTGACTTATCCACAGCTATCGGCAAAGAAGCAGAAGCTAGTGAAAGTGGTGCTATTGCTGTAGGTTACAATGCAAAAGCTTCTGGTATGGATTCTATCGCTATTGGTTCTAGCAAAACAGTACCTGGAGATCCAAATACTTCTAATACAGTAGCAAAAGGTGAAAGAGGAATTGCCATCGGTTATGAAGTAGATAATGAAGCATCTAATTCTATTGCTATTGGTTCTGGAGCATCAGTGAAGCATCAAGTAGACGATGATGGTATGACACATTATGCTACATATTCTACAGTAGTAGGCACAGCAGCTAAATCTACAAGATATAGTGGTACTGCTATTGGTTATTTAGCCGAAGTTCATGGTGATGATGGTGTAGCTGTTGGTCATTACGCTACAGCAAATGGAAGACGTTCTACTGCTATCGGACATTCGGCAGAAACAAAAGCTGACTCTTCTATCGCTATCGGGGAAGATTCCGAAGTAAATGGAGAATATGGTATTGCACAAGGTTGGCAAGCTAAAGCTGAATCTGAAAGTGGTATTGCTATTGGTAAATGGGCAGAATCTAAGCATGTAGGTAGCATTGCTTTAGGCAGTGAATCTAGAACGGCGGATGCTGTTTCTACTTCCTCTGCAACTATTAATGGTAAAACATACAACTTTGCTGGTGGTGAAGCTAATAGTACATTAAGCATTGGTGTTGCTAAAGGCGTAGATGAGCATGGTAACGAAATTAAAGAAGTTAATCGTACTATCACTAATGTAGCAGCTGGTCGAATTAATGATAATTCTACAGATGCTGTAAATGGCTCTCAATTACATGCAGTACTCAAAGCTGTAAATGAAGTAGCTGCTAATGATAAAGATACAATCACTACAGTTGCGGCTGGTGCTAATACAACAGTAACTAATGATGGTAATCATAATTACACCGTTTCTGTTAACAAAGATCTTGTTAATATGAACTCTGTAAACTTAAACAATGCTAGTGGTACTGAACGTGCTCGTATTGATGCGTCTAAAGCACACTTCTTCAATGATAATACAAGTACTAATACAGCAGTGACTGCTAATGGTGTAGCTATTGAAAATACTGATAATTTAGATCAAGCTAATTATACTATTAACGGTATGACAGCAAGTGGTCCTAACGCTACAGTAAGATTTACTACAGATGGTATCTCTGCTGGTAATCAAATCATTAACGGTGTTAAAGCTGGTGTAGCTGGCACTGATGCAGTTAACGTAGATCAATTAAATGCTGCAGTAAATAAGGTTGCTTCTAATAGAACTATTGTTAAAGCTGGCGATAATATTGAAGTAAAGGCTGATGGTAACACTTACACAGTTTCTACAACTAAAGATTTAACTAATCTTAACTCCATTAATCTAAATGATGGAAATAATGAAACCAACTTCAACACCAAAGGTATTGAAATGACTTATCGTGGCGATGGTGCTAATGGTTTAGAATACCATACTACTTATAACTACAATGGGTTAACTATCAAAACAAATGATGGTGATGCAAATCCTGTATCTGAAGTTTCCTTAACTGACAAAGGTCTAAATAATGGTGGTAACCGTATTACTAACGTTGGTAAAGGCATCGATGGTACTGACGGTGTTAACGTAAAACAATTGAAAGATGAATTGGCTAAGAATCGTGCAGTAGAATCTGTTATCACTGATAACCAAATTGATAACATTGCAGCTGTTAGAGTTACAAATGGCAAATCTACTGGTGAGGCGAACGCCCAATATGGTGTTTATGTGAGCAAAAATACTGTAACTGATATCGCTAAAGCATCTAACCAATTCAAAGGTGATGATGTAATCAGAGTAGAACGCACAACTGGTGCTAATCATACTGCTGATACTACAACATTCAAATTTGATGGTAATGAAGCTTCTAAAGTAATTCCTATCTCTTATAAAGCAAATGGTGGTACTGTTAATAAAGTAACTGCTGAAAAAGGCTTTAACTTTGTAGATGGTAATCATATCAAAGCTTCCACTGATACAAATGGCGTAGTACGTTTCGATTTAGATCAAGAAATTCCTAAACAAATTGAACGTAATACAAACAATATTGAAAAGATTACTAATCGTTACGATGCTTTGACAACTAAGGTTGCTAAGAATTATAAAACTGCTGAACGTGGTATTGCTGGTACAGCAGCTCTTGCAGCCTTACATCCATTAGACTTTGATCCAGATCATAAATTAGATGTTATGGCTGGTGTAGGCCATTTCCATGGCTCTAATTCAGTAGCGTTGGGTGCAGCATACCGTCCTAATGAAGATCTAATGTTTACAGTTGGTTCTACAGTAGGCAATGGCGACACTGTTCTAAATGCTGGTGTATCTTATAAAGTTGGTGCTAAATCTGATGTTTCCCGTTCTAAAGTAGCTGTAGCTAAAGATGTTGCTGATATGAAACGTGAAATGGCTGAAATGAAGGCACAAAACGCTAAGATTACTGCGATACTAAATACTGTATTAGGCGTTGGTTTGCCTGAAGATCAAAACGTAATGTTCCCAGATGTTCCTCAAAACCATTGGGCATTTGAAGCTGTAGATGACTTGGCTAGACGTGGTTTGATCATCGGTTATGAAGACGGTCTATTCAAGGGTGATCGTACATTGACACGCTATGAATTTGCTGAAGTTGTACACCGTGCAATCCAACGTGCAAAAGCATTAAACGTTCCTATCGATGGTCGTTTGGTAGATGAATTCAAACCAGAATTATTACGTTTCGAAGTTGAAAAGAATGGTTCCTTAGAACGCGTTCATGCTTTGAAATCTAATAGAGATATCAAACGTGATTCCTATGGTACAATTGTAGGCGTAAGATAATAACTAATAAGTCAGGTATGGGAGAAATCCCATACCTGATTATTTTTTAAAAGGAGAAATTACAATGGCAATGACAAGATTGGAAGAAATGAAGTTTATTAATTCTTATATGGAAATCATTAATTACAACATCAGAGCTATATCTGATATTATTGTGACTAATTGTATTGAACTTGATATGGATTTACCATATAGAAATCGCTATCCAGAATTTGATATTAGTTTTGGTTTAAGCAAAGATTTATACTTTACTGCCGATAGTGGTATTGAAGCTTCTAAGGAAAAAGAGCCTAAGGATTATTTTAGACCAGTTAATGCTATTTATGTAAACATGGCTAGAACTGGTGCTACTATTTATTTAGAAGATCGTAAATTAAATCTTCTAGAAGCAACTATAAATATTGGAACTACAGAAGTATTAAATGACTTTGGTAGATTTTTAAGAATTACAACAAACACTTGGAAGGATGAAGTGTTTAAATTAGATAAGCTTAATAATCAAGAGTTTGATCATATTTGTGGGATACTTAATATGAATATTGAAAGTATCAATATTGCTCTTGATATGATAGAAAAGCTTTTAAAAAATAAAGAATAACTTGTTTTAAAAATGGGGTTATAATAATATGATTGCAGAAGATTTTGAATTTGTACAACAATCAGAAAACGAATATATCGAAGTCCTATATATGTGGAACATCGGTGGAATTGAAGTAAAAGGTTATAATATCAATGATAAAATCGTTGAAGTATATTTTGAGTATGATGGGGTAAAATTTTTAATAAGATCCCAAAAAAGACCCACATATAGTGAACGATTCTTAGATGTAATCAGAGCTTTATTAGCAGGTAATTATTCTAATGATATGGCTACAGTTATTAAAGTAGCTAAAAAAGTTGGAAAACCTATCCTGATTACGTCTGGTATTTATAAAAACAGTCGTGAATTTACAGTTCGATTAAAGTTTCCAGTAGAGAATGGGTATAGTATTTTATTCATGGAATTTGATAAAGTAGATCTAGATACATTGTATGGTGTGCGTTTTAGTTATGTAATCAAAGATGAAAATGCTAGAATTAAGCACGGTAATACAGATACTACTAGAAAAATTTTTACTTACATGAATGAATTGATGTTTGATTAAGGAGTAGATTGATTATGTTATATAGTGATATTAAAAACCGCCTTCCAGAACTTTGTAAAGAATTAGTTCGTATGATTCCTAGAAATATCGAATATTCATATCATGAAGATTATGAAGGCGATATCTCTGTTAATATTATAAAAGATGAAAACAGAGTAGATCTAACTATTAATGATATTAAATTTAATATTGGACCTAGTTATTTTGCTGAAAAATACTATTTAAACTGTGAAAAGTATGAAGAAGCCTTTTCCAAAAATCCAGAACCTATTATTCTTTTATCCAAACTCTTTACAAATCTTGCTTGTGAAGATCAAGAAACTTTTGATAAGATCATAGGTGAAATAGATAGAGGATGCGAGAATATAA